GTCAGACAATTCTTTTATAAAATCTTTTGGCATTTCTTTTAAAGTTTGTATTGCTTCAAAATACTTGCCACAAGGCATCTTTTTTATTTCTACACCATGTACTTTTTTAGTTTTTGGTAAACTTAAGCTTTCGCTATTTTTAGCCATTAAAAATTCCTCCTAATATAGATTTAAGGAGAGTATTTCTACTCTCCTTGTGTTGGTATTGTATCTAACCATGTTAAATCAGCGTTTCCTGATTCGGTATCTTTTATAGTAAATAATTTGTTATCATATGTTCTTGGCATAAACATACCAGAAATTTCAACAGAACCATTATTACCATTTCCTTTTGTTTCTAAATCCATTTTTACAGTGTTAACTTTACATCTATATTGTCTAAACATTCTATATGTTCCATCTGCTAGTAAACCTCTAAATGTACAAGCGAATTCTGGAGCATTGTCAGTTGTTTTGAAATCATATTCTTTGCTTTCTGAATCATATGTTCCACCTTCTAATTTGGCTCTTAAATCATTTGGTAATTCTTTTAATGTTAATGTAAAGTTTTCACCATTAAATGTTTTGTCTATATCCCATATTTCGTCATCAGCATAAATGTTTTCTTCATTTGTGTCTGGATCCTTTGACAAAGTTTGTGCAGATGGTATTTTCACTCCTGCACCTACTATATATTTCTCTGCTGTATTTTCTGTAATTGGAAATATTGTTAATCTACTAAAACCTTTTAAATATTTTCTTCCCATAATTAATCTTCCTCCATTTCTAAAATTTCTTCTTTTTCAAAACGCATAGTTTTGTGATATATTCTTGTTTCTTGTTCAAATAAATCTAGTGCTAATGTTCTTTCAAAATCTAAATCTTCCATTTTTTCATTAACTTGAATAGCTAATTTAGAACATTGACTTGGAGTTTTAGCCCAAATATCTATTTGAATAGAAATATTACTGCTATATTCTTCATCATCTGCTTTACTTGAAACAGAGTTATCCATTTCATAGTAAGAAATAGCAGGTTTTTTACTTAAATTATTCCATTTTTCTGGATAAAAATAAGAAACCTCAACATTCGAGATTTCTTCTAACTTTTTTAATATTTGTGGTTTTAAATTTATCATTTCTTACCACGCTCCAATTTTCTTATATCTTGTTGTACTGATTTAATTATTTCTTGTTCTACTTCATCACTATTTTTAGCATGTAAATATGCAGGTGTCATATATGGTTGTGCTGCTTGCCCTTTCCAATCGGCTCTATATGAAATTCCTTCTGGTCTATCTATATTACTTTCAGCACCTCTTTGACCTGTTCCAAATTCAACATATGGAGCATGTTCAACATTAGTATATACTTGTGCTTTTGCTCCATCTTGTGTAACTTCTGATTTTGTCTTTATAGAGTTACGAAGTTGACCTGTATCAACAGGTGCTAATAATTTAGCATTCTTTTGTATCTTCTTTGCTCCTCTTTCTAATCCTTTACGAGAACTTTCTTTTATATTTCCGCCCAATCCTGATAAAGTTGCAAGTAATTCATCTAATCCTTTTACACTAGACATTACATCACCCCATTTGCCAGTATTGTCACATGGCTATCTCTAAGAATTACAGAAACAACTTCAAATTCATATTGATATTTTTCTAATTCTGCATTAGTCATTTGAGATAATTCTTCATGAGTATATCTAGACAATTCAAAACGAGTTCTATTTCTTACATATATAAGAATATCTCCCTCTTTTGCTAGAGTTTTTTCACAAGTTATGATTGCATTTGCTTCTATTTCTTGCCCATAATCTTGTCTTATTTTCTCTTTTGTCGTGAAATGAAAATTACCCATAAATTCATCTATCTTAGACTCTTTACCATCTTCAATTGTTGCTCCTTCATCGTCTGTTAAGCTCTGAGATGTCCATATTTCGATTTTTTTATCGTAGAAGGTATCTTTTATTGCCTTATTAAATTTGTCTGGTATTTTCATGATTACCACCTCAATTTTCTATATGCAACTAATACACTTATATTTTTATCCAAGAAAGAATCTGCGTTTTTTGACATAGAACTTGCCCCACCTACCGTTTGGAAGTTAACAGTTTGATCTACATCTTTTAAACTAGATACTTCTTGTATTCCTTCTCCAATGCCTTCTTTATTAAGGCTATATTGCTCAATTAAAAATTCTTGTATAAGCGAATTTAATCGTTCTGGCAATTCTTTTATGTTGCATCTATCCAATATTTTGTTAGTAATATTATCTTCACAGAATTCTAAATAACTATCTAAAGTTGTATCTGTTATATTTAATATACTTTTTACTTTATTTACGTTGTCTGACATAGTTAACACCTCAAAAGAAGCTAACTATTTGTCAGCTTCTTCTTTCTTTTCTTCTACTTCTTTAATTAAATTTATAATGTCATCTTTCTTTGCATTTTCAGGTACTTCTATACCTTTTTCAGTAGCAATTTTTGTTAATTCATCTTTATTCATCTTTGAGATGTCTTTCTTTACTTCTTCTTTCTTTTCTTCTACTTCTTTATAAGGTATATATCCTTGCGTTTTGTAAACGACATTATAAGCTTTTTCTGTAGCATTTATAATATTTTTATCTTTTATATATTTATTCATATTGATTATTCTCCTTCTTGGCTATTTTCTTCTGATGTTGCCTTTGGAACTACAGCACAGAAAGCCTCATCTTTAACTGGTAAGAAACTAAGTCTCATTGTTGCTTTTATACCAATTAAATCTTGTTCAGCTAAAGAGATTGGTTTTCCGTCTTCATCAAGTGTACCTTCTAATGTTGCTTCTTTTAAAATTTCGTATTCTATACCTTCTCTTATTCCTACTAATGATTTATCCCAGTCAGCTCCAATCAATTCAGCTTTAGTTTTATCCCAAGCTCCATTTCTTGAAAATTCGATAGGTTCATTATAGAATTCTGTTCCATCAACACCTGTTGCATATAATTGATTTCCATTTGTATCTCTTAATTTTCTTAAAGAGTTTTTAATTCCAATTTTAGCAACGAAACCATTTACATCATATCCTGCTTCTTCAACTAAAGCCATTGCATCAGAAACATCTAAATCTAATGTATTATTTGTTCCTAATTCAATTTTATTTCCTGCTGTTTCAATTGAATTCATTATGTTTTTTGCAAATGGTGAATTTGTTCCAAATAATGCAGCTGCATCTATTGCTTTGTAAAAAGCTTCTGCAATACTTTCTCTTAATTCAGAGAATACATCTATTGTTGTATCGTTTAATTTTTCTCTTGTTACAGGTATAATTACTGCTAATTTTTTAGCTTTTAATTCTGGATAAATCCATCCTGCTTTAGATGTTTTTATTCTTTCACCTTCTCCTACCCAGTAAGCTCCTGCTCCTTCTGTCATTACTGGTATTTTCTTTGTATCACTCTCCATATTTGATACTTTTGATAGTCTTAATATGCTAGATCCTCTAGCTACATCTTTCATAATTTCTGTTGCTTGTTCTACAGGTACAAATCCTGTTAATTCATCTTTTAAATAACCCATTTTTCATGCCTCCTATAATTTTTTTGATAAAAATAAAAAGACGTTTTAAACGCCTCTAAATTTTTCTTGCTTGATTTTCTTTAATTATTCCTACAAAATCTGTTACTCCAGTATTTTGGTTTGAATTCCCACCACCTGGTATGTAATGATAAGGTGTCCTTCCTGACTCCTCTTCTCCAAATAAATCTTTATAAGTTTCCTTGTGAGATTTCATTTGTTCTTCTATTCCAGATACTACTTTTTCGCCTTTTTCATCTAATAAAATCTTAGATAAATCAAACTTAGATAATAGTAATTCTGGATGTTTTGCTTTTGAATTGTATAATGCTTCTTTTATTGCACTTTCTTTTATCAACTTTTCAGTTGTTTCTTTGTGCTTAGCTTCAAGATTTGCTTTTTCACTTTCGTAATTAGCAATCTTTGTTTGTAAATCTGCATTATCTCCATTAGCTTTCTTTAAATCTGCTATTGTTGTATTAGCGGTACTTAAAGATGTTCTAGTATTTTCTAAATCTGTTTCTAGTTGTGAATATTTAGCTTTCGTTACATATTCGTCACTATTAACATTAGCAATACTAACTCTTTTGTCCTTATCGGCGTTTGCGTTATAAGAACTTACTTTTGTTTTAACTTGTGTATACAAGTCTTCTCCTAAAATTTCTTTTAAGAATTCCATTTTTTATTCCCCTTTCGGTATGCATTTCTGCACTTTTTTTATATTTTGTTTATTTTATTAAGCCTAACTACAAGAAAAACGGCATAAAAATAAGACGTATTTCTACGTCTTTGATTTATTAATAATTTAATTTTCTTCAAATAATTCAGTATCATCAAATATAATAAATATCCAATTTTTATATCGCTTTTTATCTTTTGAATATCCTTTAATTTTTTTCTTTTTCATATATCCAACCTACTTTCTTAAAGAAATTTTGATTTGTTATATCTCTTTTTTCTACTCCATTTAGGTAATTATATGTTTTCTTAATTTTCTTTTCAATATTTTTATATAATTTGGTTAAATACTCTGATGTATATTGGCTAGTATTATTGGACCTTAAATAATATTTATAATCATCTGTTAAGAGTATCATTGTATCAATTTGCTTAATTCTGTTAAATGATATTATGTCTGTTAATGAAAAAGAATAATTTTCTGGATGATTGTGTATTGCTATAACTGAATTTTTCTTTCTTGTTAGTATTTTTATTCCTGTTATCCTATCAACTCCTACAGTCGTTCTATTTTTACCTTCTGTAATGTTTCCTATCAGATTACCTGTTTTTAAATCTAAGATACACATATTCTCGTTACCATTACTATGATATAGATCTATTATTTTATCCTGATACTTATTTATCCTGTAACTTGCAGATTTATTCGAATGTAACATTGGTTTTATAACAACACTTTGCAATATTTCATATTTTTCTTGATAATTCATTATTTCTTTTTGCTTATCATTGATTCCTTGTTCTAGCATTAATTTGGGTTTATATTCATTGCTCCACTGCTTATATGTGATATCTTGTGATACTAATATTGATTTGCCGTTTTCATCTCTAGCACGCCTTTGCAAGCCTTCTGTAACTTCATCATCAAATTCTACAACTGTTGTACATCTATCATTTGCATGTATAGGTGGATAATTTACCCCCTCTTTTCTGTCTTTCACATAAAATACTTTATTGTCTAATTTCGCACAATGCTTACAAGTCACTTTATCCAATGTAGCTATAAATCTATATTTTTTAATGTCTAATTCTTCATAAGCTAGCATTTCTGATTCGTTTGCAAAATGATTTACTTCTGTTCTTACAAGTCTTGTTGCATTATACAAACCAACATTCATTGTTTCAGATAATTCTTTGCTTATTTTAGATATTGATTTACCTGTCATTGTATCGGCTGTAAAATTGATTTTAAGGAAGTTTGACAACTTATCCGAATTATTCCATATCCTTGTGGAGAAATTGCCATTATTGGTCCATTTTTCGTTTAACATTAGGTTTATTGTTCTCATGTCTACTTGTGAAAAACTAAAACCTAAGCCTGTACCTTTTTGGATGTCATACATTGTATGATAATAGCCTTCTTTTATTGTGTCTATGTATCGAATTTTTGTTATATCTTGCTCTGTATTTGCTAATTTCTTTATTTCTACATCGATATTATCTTGTAATGCTTGATAACGACTAATCCTATAAGCATAAGCAGGTGCATTATATTTAGCCAATAATTTCTTTTTTATATTTTCATCTGTTATATTGTTATTTATAACTTGAAGTAAATTTTTATAATATGTATCTGTTTCTTTTTTGCTTAATAGTTTTATTAATTCTCCTTTTGTTAAATTAGTATCTTTAGCATAATTTTTGAAAATATTTACTATTTCTTTGTTAATATTTTTTGTTGCTTGATTATATACTTTTATTAGATTATCAATTGTATTTTCTGTTCCTTTTTCAAGGCTTTTCATTAGTTCAGTTGAGCGTTTTTCCCAATAATTGATAGGTTTTCTAGCCATAAAAATAACACCTCCTATTCGGTGTCGTCATTATGCTCATCATCAAAGCCGCCAGAATTATTAAACATTTGGCTTTGTAACTTCATATTTTCTTCTTTTTGTTCTTTTACTTTTTGAATTTCTTCCTCTGGATTTTCTACCCATGGATGATTTCTTATTATTGTTTCATCAGATATTATATCTTTACTATCCATGGCTATTTGAGCATCTTCCAAATCATTTGATATCATATTTCTTGTCCATGTTTGAATTATTGGTTTATATTCAGTTATATTCAAATATTTTAGTATTGCTCTAATTAACCTATTAAACCCTCTTTTAAATTCTATTTGCATTAATCCTGCTTTCAATTCTAGCTTTCTATAAAAGAATTTTAAAGCTACACCACTTGAATTTCCAAAATTACTATTGTCCATGTCTAAAGACTGTGCTGCTTTATATATTCTTTTTTCTAATATTTCTAATATTACCTTTCTTGCTTCTACAGGAATTTCTATTTGAAGTGTTCTTAAATCACCTCTAGCTCCCGTTTCATTAGTACCAGTTTTTACTGCTTTAAATCTTTTTAGATTTTGAGTAAATTCTTTCAAACTCTCCCCGCCATAATTTTCTAAGATATAAATTAATTGTTGTATATCTTCTAAATCATTTGCAAATCCGCTTAATACTTTATCGTATATATCTAATAAATCTTTGTATTTCTTTAAATCGCTTTCTTGTTTTTTATTATTTCTAAACTCTATGAATGGTACTTCTTCAAAATCATGTCCGAAATTTTCATCAAATGCAGGAATATGTATTAATCCTGTTCCTTGTATTGCACTTCCTCTAAATTTATATCTTTCACAATGTTTACTATCCCAATATTCATACCATGTGTAATATTTGACTTTTCCATTGTCATCTATTTCATAGTCTTCATAATATCTATGTATTGCTTCAAGTTTTCTTTTTAATCCTTTTTTGAATACTGGTATTATTTCTTCTGTTTCTACTGTTGCATATTGAAATGGAACTTCTTCTTCATCATCTATCCAATAATGTAACCACGCAACTTTACAATTTGTAGCATTTATACATAGACTATTTGATTCATACTCAAAATCATCTCCAAGTATTTCAACTATTTTTGCATTTAATTTCTTGTCTCCTAGGTCAAATAAAACAGGATAAGAAAACATATAAGAACTTTTTTCGTCTGTAAAATCTTCGTGATAATTATTACTTGTTCTATTATCTGCATTTCTTAATGGATCTGTACTATCTGGCAATATTCCTTTTAGTTTTATATCATTGTCGTTATTATAATATCTTTTAGCAGTCATTATCTCCTGTCTTCTCTTATAATCGCTTTGTATTAATTTCTTTATTTTGTTAATCGTCATTACTTGTTCTATCTCAACTTGTTCCATATAAACACCTCTATTTTAATATAGATAATCCGCCTTGTTTTGGCTCATATAAAGAAAGAGCTAATGCATCAGCCATATCTGGTGATGTTAACCCTCGTTTTTTCATTTCTTCTTTTCTTTCTAATTCAATTTTACCATCTGAATTTATTCTGTATTTTCTATTTGTAATCTGCGTTATTTGTTTATCGTTATAATATAATTCTATTTCATTATGTCTTACTTTTTCTCTTAATAATCCCCACATTAATCCTGTAGAATTACTAAACTCTATTGGTTCATCTTCATTGTTCTTGCCACCTTTTCCACCAAAATGGCATTCATATAATTTAACTGTAATCCACTTTTTTTCTTTTTTTATTTCTTTTAATCTGTCATATACTCCAACTCCTAAGCCATCACAGTCTATTTTTATATGAATAGGTATTCCGATATGTTTTACTCTTAGTTGCTCAACTATTTGTACTATTGTTCCTGTTACTTGCATTGTATCATTATGATTTAATTCTATTGGTTTTTGCTGTTTTTTCTTGTCAAATACTGGGCAAATTATTGTTTGGTCATCTCCATATCTCGCAACGTCGACTCCTATATCTATTCTTGATACAACTTCTTTGCTAGTTGTATTTTTACTACAATTTTCTACCCAATCAAGTTGTATAAAACTGTCAGGCATTGCTTTTGGAAATTCTCCTGCAACACGAACCCTATATACATCAGAGTCTAAACCATACATGTCTATAATCATTTTTATGTAATCTTTTGAAACTCTTTTTGAATTTTCTCCAGATACTTTAAATGTTTTGTATATGCTTCTATTTTTATTATGACTATCAAAAAAGAAACCACTAAGTTGAGTAGGGTTTCCACACATTATTAACTTGGCATCTTGTGTAGATAAAGAACCTAATACAGGCTCAAATACTATATCTTTTACTCCTGATGCTTCATCTATAATATACAATAAATGGTCTGCATGGAATCCGTTGTAGAGCATCTGGTTGAGTGGCTGTTCTTGGCACTGCAAACCAATTTTCTGGATTAGATTTCATATATAATTTTTCTTGTGTCCATTCTATTTCTGTTTTTAATGTGTTATTCAACCACTTTGCTACTTCTGCCCATAAAATATCATGTAATTGATGTTTTGTTGGTGCTGTACATGGTATTTTAGGAAATGGTCTTGTACACATAAACCATAAAATAAGCCAACTTTGCAATGCTGACTTTCCTATACCATGACCTGATCTAACAGATGTTAATTGATTTTCTGAAACACTTGTTAAAATGTCACCTTGTATATCATCTGGTGTAGCTCCTATAATATCTTTTACAAATTCAACAGGTCTATCCTTATAATACAATATCGCTTCTACAGATAACATTATTCATCACCTGCTTTACTTTCATATGCTTTTTGTATCGCTTCTGCAAGTGTAGTTGTATTTTCTTCCTTATTTCCATTACTTTCACCTAATACATCTTTAACAAATTTTGCACTATCAAGATTACCATTTAATGCTTTCATTACTTGTTGTGTTAATATCCCTGTTTGAATGTTTAAATCTTCATCTTCTACACCCATTTGCCTTAATTTTTCTTTTCCATCACATTCAGGTATATCTAAACTTAAAAGCATTTTCATTGTATCCTTCATTGCCTTTTTTTGTCTTCGTACTTCACCTGATTTTTGACCACCTTTTTTCGCATATTCTCTCTGTTCGCTCTCGGTTCGTTTGTTCCAAGGTATTAAGTTTTTCTCATTTGCCATACCTCCACCTACTTTGACTATATGCCTATATTAATCTGGCTATTTTGTATTAATTTTTCAGCTACATTTTCAGCCACTTTTTTACCATCTATATAAAATTCTTCAATCACAGTTTCTTTATTTGCATACTGTTCCACAACCTCATTTATAAACTCATTGCTACTTGCTACTATTTCACAAATATCTTCATAACCATATGTAGTGTTTTCATCTTGTGCATGTCCATATTCATATAACCATACATGCA